AGGTCACGACCGCCCGCGCCTCGAGAGAATTGGCCCGTTGGGAATTTAGGCGACCAGGCGACCAGGCGACCAGTTAGCAGCCACTTGACATATACGGATAAGCACCCAACTAGGAGCGGAGCGCCCGAGTGTGGCCCGACGGCGAAGGGCGAAAGTGGCCCGAAAAAACGCAGGCGCAGGCCGGCTCGCCGCCGCCGGCGTCCGTGAACTGGCCGGCCTCATCGGCCGGTCCCACAGCACCGTATCCAAGTGGCTCCGCCGTCCGGATTGGCCGTTCGCCCGGACACCCCCCTGGAATGCGGTCAAGGTGCTCGCGTGGGCCAAGGCCAACCTCGCCCCCAACCCGGCGGCCGGCATGCCTCAGCCACCCGCTTATCCCCAGGAAGGTGAGCTCGTCAATCGAGTCCAAGCGCAGGCCAAGGCCCAACTTTTGGGCAACCGGGCACTGCTTCTCCGGCAGCGATATGACTATCTTGCCGGTAAACTCCACGACGTCGAGCGGTGCCAGCAGCGGCGCCTGCGGCAGATCCATGCCGTCCGTATCGCCCTGCTGGACCTGCCCCGCCTGGCCCCGCCCTTCGAACGCGAACTCGCCGAGCGCATCGATGTCATTCTGAAGCGCTTCGCAGGTGATGAGCCATGACGCAGACCCTTGCCGAAGCACCGGAGGAACTCTGGAATGCCCTTGAGCGCGAGGCCTGGCGGCCGCTTCCGAAGATGCTGCCGAGCGAATGGGCGGAGCGGTATCGAGATCTCCCGCGCGACCAATCCCCAAGGCCCGGGCCCTGGCGAAACTCCGTTGCCCCGTACCTGCGTGCCATCATGGACCTGCCGACGCGCCGCGGGGTCAGTCAGCTCAATCTCTGCAAGTGCGCTCAGGGCGGCGGCTCCGAGGCCGTCCGGTGCCTCATCGGCTACACCGCCCATCTCGACCCGGACCCAGTCGGCCTGGCCTTGCCCGACCGGGTCAAGGGGCGCCAGATCATTCGCAACCGTATCATACCGCTCATCCGCCAGACCCCCGTCCTGCGGGCCCTGGCGACGGCGCGGGCGCATGATATCCAGAGCGACCAGATTTCACTGCTCAATGGATTCATGCTTCACCTCCTCTGGTCGGGCAGCGCCTCCTCGTTAGCGTCGAACCCCATGCGCCTGGCCATAGCCGACGAGGTGGACAAGTTCATGCCCTGGACCGGGCGCGAGGCCGACCCCATCAGCCTCATCGAGAAGCGCCTGCGGGCCTTCGAGGACAGGGGCTGCGCCGTCAACATCTCGACGCCCACGACCAGGGCCGGGAAGATCTGGGAACTTCTGGAGGGCAGCGATGTGGTGCTCTACTTCTTCGTGCCCTGCCCGCGGTGCCAAACGTTCCAGCGTCTGATCTTCAGCCAGTTGAAGTGCACGCACTTCGGCGACATCGAGGACAAACGGAAGCGGGCCGCCGCCGTGGAACGGCGCAAGGGCGCTGTGTGGTACGAGTGCATTCACTGCGGAGGCCGCATCGAGCCCTCCGAACGGAAGGGGATGGTCGCCCAGGGCCGGTGGGGTTCTGAAGACGGCTCCATCCAGGATGCCGAGGCCATCGAGGAGTGGCCGGCGGGGACGCGGCTGGGCCTCCAGATTTCCGCCCTGTACGTGCCCTGGGTGTCCTGGCACAAGATCATGGCGGACTTCATGCGGGCCGAGGGGAGCCTGGCCGCTACGTTTGACTTCTACACATCAACCTTAGGCGAACCATTTGAACAGCAAGTCGACCACGCGCCGGCCGAAATCTTCGCCGCGATGAGCTTGAATGCACCGTTGCCGGAAGGCCGCCTGCCGCGCTGGGCCGTCAAACTCCTCTGCACCATCGACACGCAGGCCGACCACTTTTATCTCGTGCTCCGCGCCTGGGGCCCCGGCATGCGGTCGGCCCGCGTGTGGCACGGCCGGGCCATGTCATTCGAGGAGCTTGACACCCTGTGCTTCAGGACGCCCTGGCCGTTCGAGGGCGATGCGTGGCCCCCCACATTGCCCGAGCTCATCCTGATCGACTCGGGCGGCCGGCGAGAGGAGGGAGCGCCGGCCAGCCGGACGATGGAGGTCTACCGCTGGGCTTATGGACGGAGGGGCCGGGTTCGTGCAATCAAGGGCGCCTCCCGCCCGCGGCTCGGTTCCTTTGCCTGGATGACCCGGGGATTCCTCGATGCGGGGCGGGGCAGACGCGGAGACCCGGAGCGGCCCCATGTGCCCTTGTGGATGCTAGACGTGAATCACTTCGCGGACGAGTTGGCCGAGGCCATTCATGCCGGCCAGCGCGAGGGGGAAGTGCAGCGGTGGTGGCTCAACACCCGCGCCGACGACGACTACAACCGCCACATGTCGGCCGCCCGCAAGGTGCTCATCCGCCAGGGCCATCGCATTACTTACGAATGGATCATCAAGCCGTCCGGCGCCCGGCACGACTACTGGGACTGCGAAGTGTACCAGCTCGCGGCGGCCTACCTGGCCCAGATTCACCTGCTGCCGAGCGACGACGCCATGGAGAAGTTCCGGCAGCAGCAGGCGGCGGAGGCCCGCAAGGCGGCGGAAGCGGCCAAGCGGGAGCCGGAGCAGAGGCGGGATCCGTGGAAGCCGTCCAGACTGTAAATGCGGAATGCGAAATGCGAAATGACGGAGTGAAAGGAAACGGCATGATCGCCGAACCAACAGCGGGCCGGCGGCAGCGGCTCGAAGAACGCATCGCCCTGGCCGACCTCCTCTTCCACCGCACCTGTCCCTGCGGCCGGCCCGACTGGTACGTCGTCGGCACGCGGATCCGCATGCGATACCTGCGGTGCAGGAGCTGCGGGCGGAGGGCGAAGGTGACGGTCAACTGAAGTGACTAAGTAACTGAGTGACGGAGTGACGGAGTGAAAACGGCAACGGCAAAACGTATGGAGATGGTGCTGCGGGTCGTCGGCCTGCCGCGCCCGCAACCGCGGCCGAGGCTGGGGCGGGGGGAGCACGCGTTCAATCCGCCGGGGGCGGATGCCTGGAAGGCGCGGATCGGCCTGGCCATTCGCCGCCACGTCCCGCTGAAGCCGCTCTCGGGTCCGGTGCTCGTGGACATCACGTTCGTCTTCCCCCGCCCGCTCTCGCACTTTAAGGCGGGCGAGCCGGAGCGCGGGCTGCGCCCCGACGCGCCGTTCTGGCACACCTCGCCGCCGGACCGCGACAACCTCGACAAGGCCGTCCTGGACGCCCTGACGCGCAGCCGCCTCTGGGGCGACGACGCCCAGGTCGCCCAGGGCTCCATTCGGAAACGCTACGCCGATCCCGGCGAGGCCGCCGGGGCGTTCATCACGATAAGGGAACTGGGGGGACGAAGTGGCGGAGTGACGGAGTGACAAAGTGAAAAAGACGAAACGAGATATGAGTTACATCGCCGCGCCGCTGCGGCGGCTGGCCGTGCCGGTCGGCAGGCTGAAGGCCGATCCGGGGAACGCGCGGACCCACGACGACCGGAACATCGACGCCGTGGCGGCGTCGCTCTCGCGCTTCGGCCAGCAGAAACCCGTGGTGTGCGACTCAGGTGGCCGGCTCATCGCGGGCCACGCCACGCTCCTTGCCGCCCGCCGACTCGGCTGGACCCACCTCGCCGCCGTCCGGAGCGACCTCGCGGGGCCGGAGCGGACCGCTTACGGGATCGCCGACAACCGGACGGCCGAGCTCGCCGCCTGGGACACTCAAGCCCTCGCCGCCGCCCTGGCGGAACTCCAGCCCTCCGCCGACGCCCTCGCCGCCACGGGGTTCAGCCTGGAGGAGATGGAGGCGCTGCTTGCAGCGACTGGCGAATCCGCGACTGCGCCGGCGTCCGCTGCGCCTGAGCCGCATCGTTGGACCATCTTCATCGAGTGCGTCAGCGAACAAGAACAGAAGCGCCTCCTCAAGCGTTTCGCCGCCCAGGGCCTCAAATGCCGAGCCGCGACGGAGTAACTGAGTGACTGAGTGACTGAGTGACGGAGTGACGGAGTGACCAGCAAAGCGAAGAAACCCCTCGACCCGCCCCGCGTCTTCCGGGTCTATCTCGTGACGAACGAAAAGAACGGGAAGCGGTACGTGGGCATCACGTCCCGATCTGTACGAGCGAGGTGGATGGACCACAAGAGCAGAGGTCGTGCATCCCGTAGATACAACCGTCCTCTTTACAACGCCATAGCCAAGTACGGTTCCCAGGCGTTTAGTGTTCGCACGATCGCCGCGACAATTTCGTGGCAACGTGCATGCAAGTCCGAAGAGGAATGTATCCATGAATATGGAACTCTTGCGCCTCAGGGGTACAATCTAACATTGGGTGGCGAAGGCAACCTGGGTCGCGTGGTCACTGCTTCGCAACGCGAAGCGATACGGCAAGCTGCCACAGGAAGAAAAGTGTCAGTCGAAACCAGAAAGTTACTTTCGGCGATGAGGAAGGGAAAACCAAAATCTTCCCAGCACGCAGCCAAACTCGCTGCGCTTTGTAGAGTGAGAAATGTATCGGCCGAACACCGTGCCAGACTATCCAGCATGCGCAAGGGAAAGCCCATGAGCGTTCGTTCTCGCGCGGCTTTGCTTCGAGCGAACAAGGGAAGAAAACTAACGAGGGACCATCGTGCCAAGATATCCCTGGCGGGAAAGGGGCTAAAGCATCGACGTCGTCAACGCAGGCCGCGTGATGTCCGGGGCCAGGGCCGCCTCTTCGCCTGATCTCCGTCACTCCGTCACTTTGCCACTCCGCCACTTCACCCCCGGCTCCCGCCGGGGGCTAGTCATGCACTCCGTCACTTCGTCACTCCGTCACTCGCCGTTCGTCCACGCCCTGGACGCCGCTGCTTGCATCGGCACGTCTGGACCCATCTTATAGCGGGGCATGGCCTTGACTGACGCGGCCTTGCTCGAAGCGACACGCCTCGCCATCGACGCCCTGACTGCCGGAGGGGCGTCCCAGTACACCCTCAACGGCCGGTCCGTGACGAAGCTCGATCTGCCCGTCTTGTGGCAACAGGTCGCCACGCTCGAGCGCCGCGTCGCCGCGACTGCCGGCGGCGGGGCGAGCGTCGCCACCTTCGGGAGGCCCGCATGATCGGCCCGCCCGCCAGCCAACCGAGAGGCGCGAGGATCGGCCGGGCGATCGACCGTGCCCTGGCCGTCGTCGCCCCGGGCCTGGCGCGGCGGCGCATGGAGAACCGCGTCCGCTTCCACTTCGCCGGCGTCCATGAAGCGATGGCGTATACCTATGCCGCGGCCGAGAAATCCCGCCTCACCACCGACTGGCCCGCCAAGAGCGTCTCCGCCGACGCCGCCTACATGCCCGATGCCCGGACCGTGATGGCCCGCGCCCGGGCCGCGGTCCGCGACGACTGGATCGCCACGAGCGGCGTCTCGGCCTACCGCCGCCACGTCGTCGGCACCGGGATCTCCGTCCGCGCCGCCGCCCGCGATGCCGCAGGGAAGCCGCTCAAGGAGTTCAACGACGCGGTCGACGCCTGGTGGGACCGCTGGGGCCGGTCGCCGGCGGCGTGCGACGCCGAGGGCCGGAAGACAGAGGTCGAGCTCCAGGGCCTTGCCGTCCAGGAATGGGCCACCGTGGGCGAGGCCCTGGCGGTCCTCTCGTACCAGGCCCAGCCGGACAACGTCGGCCTCATGGTCCAATGCTTCGAGCCGGAGCAACTCGCCTGGGACCTCACGCGGCACCCCGAGACGAACAATGACATCCGCGGCGGCGTCGAGGTCGACGCGGCGGGCCGGGCCGTGGCGTATCACGTTTGCATGGACGGCTACGTCACCGACCTGCACCGCTACCGCCGCAGCTCCTCGCTGTACGAGCGGATCCCCGCGTCGCGGGTCCTCCAACTCATGCGCCAGGACCGGCCGCGGCAGACCCACGGCCTGTCGCGCCTCTCCACGGTCCTCAATCGCCTCCGCCACCTCGCCATGTACGACGAATGGGAAGTCGTGGCGAAACGCATGGAGGCATGTATCGGCATTTCCCGCAAACCCGACCCGGCCGACGGCGCCGGCCTCCCCGCCCTCATGCCGCCCACCGCCGCCGACGCGAAGGACTCGCGCTTGAACCCGCAACTGCGGTTCGAGCCGGGCATGGTCCTGCCTTACGAAGTGAGTCTCATCAACCCGCAGCGGCCCGGGGCGAACTACGATCCGTTCATGACCCGCCAGATCGGCGAGGCCGCCGCCGGCATGGACCTCGACTACCCCACGGTGTCCCGCGATTTCTCGAAGGCCACCTATGGCGGGCAGCGGCAGGGCGTGCTCGAGCGCGACAAGGTCACGGACCCCGTGCAGCTCCTCCTGGTGGACCAGTGGATCCGGCCCATCCACGACCTCTTCGTCATGCTTCTCCTCTCCGAGAACCGCGTCGCGGCCCCGAAGGGTTTCTGGACCGACGCCGCGGTCCGTGCCGCCTGCATGGAACTCGACTGGCAGCCGCCCGCGAAGCCCTGGATCGATCCGGCCCGCGAGATGGCCGCGGCGAAGATCGCCGTCGACTACCGCTTCATCACCCGCGGCATCCTCGCACGCCAGAGCCAGGAGAACGCCAAGCAGCTCCTCGCCACCACGGCGGAGGAACTGGACGAGGCGGAGCGCCTCCGCGTGCCGCTGCCCGATGGGCGGCCCGGCAACCGGACCGCCGCCCCCGTCAGCCCGAACGAACCCCGGCCCGTGCGCGACGACACCGCCACGGACGATGAAGAGGAAGCCCCCGGCACGCCGGGGGATGACGAGAAGCGCCGCCGTTCCACCGACGCCCTGGCCCTCGCGCTCGTCTCGGAAAGGATCGACTGATGCCCCGACCGATCCCGACATGGCGCATCGCCGAAGGCCTCCTGGCGATCTCGCCCGACGCCTCGGACTCGCTGGTGGGCCGCCTCGCGTCCCTGCCCCCCGAGACCCTCGCCTCGGCGATCACGATGATCCGCGCCCCGGCCCTGCCGGCGGCGAGCGAAGCCGGTTACGATACAAGCGCCGACGGCGTCGCCCTCATCCGGATCGAGGGCATCCTGACGAAGTACCCGTCGATCTGGTCGCTCCTGTCCGGCAGCCGCCCCATGTCGATGCTCGCCGAGGACGTGCGCCGTGCCGCCCGCGACCCGAATGTCCGGTCCATCATGCTCCTCGTCGATTCGCCGGGAGGCACCACCGCCGGCACCGGCGACCTCGCGCTCGAGGTGTTCCGGGCCCGCCGGTCGAAACCCGTCTGGGCCTACATTTCCGACATGGCCGCCTCGGCCGCGTACTGGATCGCCTCCCAGGCCGACCGCGTCGTCGGCAACGCCCAGGCCGCCGCCGGCTCCATCGGCACGTATGCCGTGGTGGCGGACTTCTCGGAGATAGCCGCCAAGGAAGGCATCAAG